GGAGACCACTGAGCTCTTAGTTTTCTTTCTGTAACAGATACAGTAACTGACTGAAGGTCAAAAGAAACTTCACCAATTTGATCTTCGAATTCTAAACTTTCGTATCTTCTGTACCAAGCCATGAATGAAGTACCTGAAGTACCAGAATAGAGTGTAGTACCTGTGTAACCATCTAAAGATGTTGCATCACAGTCAGCACATACAGGACAAGATAAATCAACCTCTAAGTAGATTCTACCGTTAGCGTCACAAACATCGTAGAAGTTTGAACCGTTACCTGTTGGAGGTGTTGATGCTGCTCCGTAGTTGTTACCGTTGTTAGTAAATTGTGTCGATTGACTGTTACCATACTCAACAATACCTTTACCGTAAACTTGAGTTACAACTCTGAACAATAAAGGAACGAATACTGAGTTACCTTGGTATGTACCTGTAAGAACGTTACATGGTGTAGTAGCCGCAGAAATTGCAGATGTACCATAAACTCTCAAGTCAGAAAGGAATGCTTCAGTGTCCATTTCGTTACCATCAGGACCGATTAATTTACCAGCACCTGCGTTAGCGAATCCTTCTAATTTGATGATAACTTTTCTTGTGTTACCAGCGTAAGAAGTTAAAGTAGTATCAACTAAAGAACTACCAGCCCATTGCTGTACAGTAGTGTTAGCAGTAACTGCAGTCCACTTACCTTTAGAGTAGTCAAACAATCCTGGAGGATCTAATGACGCCTCATTACCTTCGTAGAATAAATCATAAAGATCTTTTTTATACGGGTAACCACCTGCAGTCGCGTCGTAACCAACATTAGGGTTAGTAGGACCGTTTGGTGCTCCTAGTGGTGCGTAGTGCTCTCCACCAGCAGAGTCAACAGTGTCTGGATACAAGTTAGCATATTCTGAAGATGCATTTTGGTATCCTTGGATTTTAGGTACGAAGTAGAACAATTTACCGATAGGTAAGTTCATAGCTTGTACTGATACGATGTCGTTAGCCAACAATTTAGAGAATACACGTCTTACGATCGGGAAAACTACAGTTTCGAATGCTCCGTTAGAAGTTCCGTCTGAAGATGCTTCGTTGATAAGGTGTGACGCTTGGTTCTCATATAATTGAGCTACGTTTTCTTTTAGGTGACCTTTTAGGCCATCTAAGAAGCCTAATTTGTCCCATTTGTTAATTGTGTCTTCTTTGATAACTTTAAGGTGTTTTAACCCGATGTTACCTACAAGACCTGATTCTAATAATGCTCCCATTTTTTTGGTTTTTTATTATTTGTGTTTATTTTTTATTTTAATTTTCCCATCAAATCCTTCATTCTTAAGAATTGTGGATTCTCATAAGTTTTTGATTCAATTAAATTTGCTGATGAACCTGTTGATACAGTTTTGTTGACAGTCCTTTCAATTGACTCGGTTATTTTTTGTTCTCCGTTAGAACCTGTAGAAGATGATAATTCATCTTTGATAGTTCTGTAAAGATTTTTTGATTCTCTTAAAGACTCGACATTATCAAATCTTTTAAGAATGTTTATTTTTTCTTGTTTTGTTGTTGAGTGTTCAGTAAACAAACGTGTAGCGTAAGCCAAATTTGAGTTAAACATAGCAACCTCATTCAATTTAGTTCTAAATACATCAAGAGCTTTTTTGTATTCTTCATTTTTCTCTCTTAACAAGTTAACCTCGTTAATTGATGATTCAGAGAGTTTGAATGGGTTAAACTCCATATTTCTATTGTTCAATCTTGCCTTTCTAAGTCCACGGCTACCATCTTTAGATCCATTACCCAAAGTTCTTGCGGCTTCTTTAGTTTCTTCTTTTTCGTAAGTTTTGTAGTGACCTTTAACATCTCCTGCTTTTTTCTCTACACCATTTACTTTTTTACGCTTGTATTCGTGTTTATTTGAACCCCAATTTTTTTCTTCCTTGTATTCAAATTTTGCTTTACCTGTACCCATGGCTTTAGTTCCTTTTCCGAAAGCTTCTTTTTTCTTTTCGTCAAAACCTCCGTCCATGTTAGGTTTTTTATCGTAATTGAATTTAGGACCATGTCCGATTCCAACCCCTTTAGGTTTGATAGCCTTTTTAACGGCTTCCATAACCGCTTCCATGTCAATGTCCATTTCTTCTTCTTCATCCATTTCGAAATCCATATCCATGTCTTCCTCTTCGTCTAAATCAAATTCCATATCCATCTCTTCTTCTTCGTCAAGACCAAGACCTCCTTTGATAGCACCTGTAGCGGCACCACCCCAAGACCATCCTTCACCCATTTCAGCGTCGTCTTCATCTTCCATTTCGATTTCATAGATTGTCTCTTCCATTTCAACGTCGTCGTCTTCCATTTCATTTAAATCTAAGTCATCGTCCATTTCGTATAATTCGTCTTCCATTTCAGATTCTCCTAATTGGATCATGTACTCGTTATCACCGTCTTTAAAGTGAACATTTCCACCTTCTTTTTTCACAACGATTCCATCTTCATCTCCCATAGCTTTGAAAACTCTTAAAACTTCTTCATCTGACGCATTTGTCAAATCGATAGTTTCTTCGTCATCAACATCCATATCCTCATCGTCCATGTCAAATTCCATATCCTCATCGTCCATATCCATATCCTCATCGTCCATGTCTAGGTCCATCTCCATTTCATCGTCCATGTCCTCGTCTTCAACTTCTGTCTCAGTATCGAGTTCTTCCTCACCTGCCATAGGTTCGTCTTGTTCGTCAATCTCCTCTTCGTCTTTTGCTTCTTTAAGGGATTCTTTTACCAATTGTTTGATTTCTTCACTCATAGTAGACTGAAGTATTCCTTTTGCATTTTCTCTGAGAGTCTCCTCCAAATTCTTGATTTGGAAAAGAGCATCCTCAACTACGTTTTTATTATCGCTCATATTTTTTTAAAGAGTTTTCAAATAAATATCTATGATTTTCAAAAAATTTCGGTTTATGAACATTTAAGACAAAAAAAAATGGGAAAAGACACTTTTGTCCTTTCCCATTTCCAGAAAATTATTATTATTCTTAACCTTCGATTACTTCGTCAATTTTTGATTCACTAATCGAAGTGATTCTCCAATCCATAGAATAATTTTCATAAACTTTCGTAACCTTAGCCTCAACGTCAGTCGGTGAAAATCCACGAACTAATTTCTCTTCTCTTACTTTTTTTACTTTACCTGTTTCAGTATCAACGATATCTGTGGTAATTTTTGCTACAAAATACTTTTCGTCCATAATTTTTTTATTTATTTAAATAATCGGACAATCTATTCATTAAGTCAAGTGATTTAGCTCCTGTTTCACCAACATGTCTCTCAGCTTGTACTCTTTTTTCCTCATCCAAGTTTTCTTCATAACTCATTCTTTCACTCGGATCTTTAAACAAGTATGCTCCTGGTGTAGATGGAGATGACACTAAGTCAAAACAAATCAATTCAAAGTCATCCTGAACTTCATTTTGTTCACCAACCTTTTTAAGAGATCCCACACCACGAGAAGAGATACCTAATGTTACTCCCTGACGTAGGTAATTCGCGGCTAAATCTCCTTTAGTAGAAACAACTCCTCTTTCGTGAAAACCAGGACTTGTCAATAATTTAAGTTTACCTAACAATACAGGACCATCCCACCATATATCTGTAATAATGTGTGATACTCTGTCGAGGTCAATTAAAGATGACTCAGGGTGATTTAACTCTGAAAGGGAAATACCCTTATTGATCATCTTTTTGTAGTTCTCAGCCTCTCTTTTGAGGATCTTTTCAGGGTATACTCTACCATTTCTATTTGGTGTGTTGTATTTTTGTAAAACCGCATAAAACTCAAATGGTTTTGAGTGATCCGACATATCTTTATTTTCTTTAATAAAGCTTAAGTTTCTTCTTTCGTTCGGATCAATATACCCAGCATCGTATTCAACAAGAATACCACGACCTGAATCTCTCGGACCTAATATTTTTAAATCGCTCATTTAATATTTTATTTATAAATACTAAATAGTTTCAGTTTCTTTCTTTATAGGTTTCTGATTTCCGTTTTTTGTTAGGTAAAATTTAAAGTATTTGTTTTTGTTCATAACATCACCATATATTTCTTTGATGAGATTTTTAACGTGTTTTTTTAATTTCGGTGATTTGAAGTCCATAGGTTCCAATAGGAATAAATTAACTTCTAAATTCATAAATGATTTCTTTTTCATTTGTAAACCACTTGTTCGTAAATCAAGGTCTACTATGAATTTAGAATCAAAGACTTCTTTGTTTATGTTTTCTAAGACTGAATGTTTAACTGTTCTTGACATATTTAATACAACTCGGCTCCAATTTTCTACCTCGTCTTTTGGTTCCGCCCATGTCTGGATGTT